GGAGCTGGCGAGAGAAGAAACGAATCCGGACATTTTACTATAGTCTTGCAAAAAAAAATGGCGCGCTCCGATCGTTCCTGAATTTTCCGGACTGAATTCAGATGACGAGGTCACAGGACCCGGGACAGTCCGCCATGTTGACATACGACCCAAGCGCGAGCTCGCTGCTTACTGACATTCCGGAGGGGGCGACCCTTACGGTGGACGAGGAGCTCGCCCATCAGGCGCTCAACCGCGACAAGGGCGACCAGGCCAAATCCGTCCCGACAGGCCTGTGGAAAAGGGCGCCCGAAAAAGATGTTGATGAATCTCAAATGGCAGACTTTTCCACTCCGATTGAGGAACTCATGCCCGGCCCGAACCAGATGATCCAGAACGAGATGATGGGCCCTCCCCAGCAGGCACCCATGGTGGAGCGCACCAGCAAGTCCAAGAAGACAGCCTCGGCGAACCCCTTTGGCCTGACCGACGACCAGTTCCAGGCGGCGATTGCTGCCATCGCCGCTGCCATCGCGTTCTCCAAGCCGGTCCAGAGCCGCCTGCGCACCATGGTGCCCAAGTTTGTGGGCGAGTCTGGTGAGGTGTCCCTGACCGGACTCGCCGTGACGGGACTGATTGTGGCAATCCTGTACTACCTGGCGAAGAAGTACGTGATTGAGAAGTGAACCAATTTTAAATTGAAATTCATGGAAGCTACGCCAGGCTGAGGGCGCGAGGAACCTTCGGTCACCCTCGAACAGTGTCCCCACAATACGGCCTATCCCCGCCCTTCACATACAACCCATTTTTGACACACAGTTCTTTGAGATCCTCAAAGTTCTTCCAAAAATGTGTAGTATGATCGTACTCCGCAACGGACATGTGCGCCAGCTCGTGAATGAGGACGTATGTTGCCGAGTTCACGTCATCTCCATCGAGACATATGTAAATCTCGTACCCTTTGTTCACGTTGGATCCTATGGGCCCCTTTTCCTTGGACCACCCGACCATCCCTGTGATGATCGCCGGTCGCATAACACCGTGCCACGCGGGGTCCCCGGTCTCTCTCAGCATATCCAGGATCGCCCAGTACCTCCGCTTGAGCTCCGTCAACATAGGTGGCTCCCTATTTGTGATCAAAATTGTGATAAACACCAGGAAGAGGACGGCGACCACCACCCACTGGATCATCTGTTATTATCTTAGAAAATTCAGGGGCGCCTCCTGAATACAAACTTGCTGTAGAGGTCAGAGATGAGCCCGTTGGGTCGGTCGATCATGGGTTCCCACTGGACCATCTCGAACCCGGCCTGTTCGAGTGCACGTATCAATACATTTGCATCCAAAATTGGTTCTTCCCTCCCGCCGTCAGCATAGAACGGCCCGTCGACCAGGCGCACCATGAGTCGCGAGTTTGCATGGAGAAGGGCTATTTCATTTCCAAGGGAATCCTTGAAGTGACCAAACTGGTCGACCATCGCCTCTGCCCGGGCCTTCTCGGGGGTGACGCCTATCAAGAGACCGCCCGGGCGAACCGCGACCGCCAGTGCCTTGATGGACTGGCTGAATGTCTCTGGGTCTTCGAAGATGTAGTGTAAAGAGAAATTGTAGCAGACGACGTCGTACGGGCCGGCGAATGCAGCCTGACGGATGTCCCCGAGGCCCAGGAACCAGACCCCAAATTCCATCTCGATCGCTCGACTCTCAGCCTCCTTGAGCGACTCCAGGTCGGGGTCGATGGCTGAGACCCGGGCATGCACCGCCTTCCACTTGTGCCAGTCGCCGCCCCTGCCGCAGCCGCAGTCGAGAACGTGCGAACGCCGAGGGACCCAACGCGAAATATGTTCGCGTTTGATTTGGTTGTGGAGCTGGCGCAATTCCATCGCGTTTACTTAGTTAAAAGAAAAACGCATGTCTCTTTTATATGGCTTCCCTTGAGCAGGATTATCTGACGGTCCCCGGGCAGCTGTTTGCGTGCGTTTCTTTCGTCGGCCCTGAGCTTCCCCAGAAGAATGACAAGTTTGGCATGAAGATCCGTGGGTGCTTTCCGTCGCGTGACGAGGCGGGTACACACGCAAAGCGTCTGCAGAAGGAGGATGCGATTGTCGACATCTATGTGGTCGACATGTACAAGTGGCTGCTGATTCCCCCTGACCGTGAGCAGATTGAGGACACTCACTACCAGAACGAGAAGCTTGAGGAGATCATGACCAAGTACCGCGCGAACCAGTCGCAGGCCGCCGCGATGTTCGAGAAGCGCAAGCGCGACATGGTGGCCAAGCCTCAGGAGGGCGAGTTCCCTTACATCGACCCGTCCGACGAGAACTCCAAGTTTTACACCAAGCCGGACGTGCCGCCTATTCCTCACCCGGCCGACTTCCTGGAGGCTCTCAAGGTGGAGTTCCCGGAGGCTACGATGGACGAGCTGGTGACCAAGGCTGACATCCGCGTCGCGGCCGAGGTCCTGAAGCGTCGTGAGGCCGATGCCGCAAACGCCACGACTCTGACGATCGAGACGATTCCAGAGGGGGACGACGAGGTCCCGGACGCCCCGGCCGCTTAAAATATTTATAAATAATAGTCGGGTAGTGAACCATGGGTTTGCCCTCCCCCCAGACACTTCCCAAGGGCCAGTTGGTGCTCTTGGCAATTGCCGGATCTTTCATGATTTTGAGTAGTTTTTATCTATTGCAGCAAGGCCAGGTGATGCCGTTGGCAGCCGTGGCCGTCATTGCGTTTCTGGGATGGATGCTATACATGGGAATGCTGCCGAGCATCACGAGCCGACCAAAGGCCGATCCGACCGCATCTGCGTTTACCGTGTTTCGCGATATGGAGCCGGAAGATCAGACACGTGTGAATGTGTGGACAGGCTTCCTCCAGGAGGATGTCTACCAGAATCGAACGGGTCCAATTGGTGATTTTGTTGGGAATAATGATATTTCGCCTAGGGCACCCCTGTACGCTATTAGTGCTTAGCGAGCGCTCCACCCGAGTTTACGATGATGGGTCGCATATTCATGATAATGACACCGATGACAATACCAAGCAGAATCAACGCGACGTGATTCTCCTTGAGTGCTGCGAACGGATCCTTTTTCTCTAGCGGAGGGGCAAACTCCAGAGGAAACCGCGGGCGCGGCTCCCTCTCAACTTCAAACTGCTCCCATGCCGCGCCTCGGTTCTCGGGCTCACTTGCGTCGGGGGGCGGCAACGGGGCGCTTCTTGACTGGGGTTCGCTTTTTGACAGGAACGGCAGGTTTTCCATCGTCTTCACTATCAGACTCATCACTCTCACTTTTATCTGCGACAACAAATCCATCCAAGTTTCCATCTTCATCTGCATCATCTTCATCCTCCTCATCCTCCTCGTCGGCGTCGTCCTCGAAGTTTGAGGCAATCTCAGACTCGTGGGAGTCGTAGTCGTCCGCGTCGTAGTCGTCCTCGACCTTCTCGATGGGCTCGTATTTCACTGGGGGCTTGGAGACGCGGCCGGAGCGCGTGCGAGTCCCGGGCTCCTCGACAGTGGCTGCAGCGGCAGCGAGCGTCTGCAGATTACTGTCCGTGGCTTTTGACTGGCCCTGGGTCTTTGGCGACATATTCTGGAAAGTCTAGCATTGTATCGTTTAAGTACTTTGGGAAGAAGTAAGTGCCCTGTGAGACTGCATTTTGATTCAAAATTGTCTCACCCTCGATGGCCAGCTGAAACGCGATGCCGGCCAGCGTCTCCTGAATGCCTGCATCGTCGGCCCGTCTGAGACTGAGGCCTAGGTCCCTGATGGCCTCGATGGCTGCATAGAGCGCCGACCCCGCCTCATCGACTTGGCTCGAGGGATCATCCCGACTCGTGTTGGCCCGGCCAACACTCGAAGCCGACTTTTCGAACGTGTGGAGGTTTTCCAAAAAACGACTCCAGTTTACCGGGTCCAGCCCCGAGTATGGATGGACCATCTTCTCGTACTTTTTGAAACGCGCCTGTGGGCCTATCGGGAAGAATATCAACCATAAAAGTACTAGCAGGACTACCCACAATAGCAACATCTTTGAGTTGCTCTACTATTGATGGAGGGAGATTATGTTCCCGGCCCCTGAACTCGGTGCACTCCTCATCAAAGCACCGTTGGGCTATCCTACCGGACTTGACTGTGAACCATATATGATTCGACTTGTGTTCCCTCCGGATGTTCTCACAGTATTTGGA